ACAACACGTCCTACCCAATAGGCTATCCCTTTTGCCACATGCATATCGGGATTGGTCCTTATATAACAATCGGTACCACTCCTAGTAACCTTAGCAGAATAAGTCCCAAGCTTTATAGTCGCCCCTTCTTGTGCAACGGTTGCAGAAGCTCCGGTTAATGACCATCCATCGGGAGCTGAACTAGTCCCTCCCGACCAGCATTCAAAATCTCCGTTATACAACAAGTTAGCTGGATTTATTGTTTGGAATAACGGAATCGCACCAATGATATCTCCACTAGCACCTATCTCTAAACTTTTGACAGGCGCCGATGTATCAGAGGCTATCTGTCTATGTAGAAGAGAATGATCGGGACTATCGAGAAAATCCCCTGCAATCGGTTGCGCCGTAGCCATAAGACTCCTACTTTATGTTTTCGTACTTGTTGATCATGCCGTACTTCTTCTGCTCATCGATGATCGCTTCCATCATCTGGTTCATCAGATACCGATTGCTGAAGGGCGCATGCACATGCATGTCCCCGCTCTTTGAAAGAACGACCATCATATGAGGTGTCCCTTCTTTACAAAGGTTGCACTCATAACTCTTTCCCACATTTGACTCGCTGACCAGTCTGACAGCTCCATCCAATATGATTCCACCATCCGGTTTGCTATTTTCGTTTTCCATGCTCTCTCTCCTTTATCTTCTCTTTCCGTCTCCTCTTGCCCTTGTCCGACAACTCCGTAGCGCAGGCAGGATAATAAGTCCTTAATAACTTCTCCAGTCTGGGTGTCAGAGTCGTCCCCATCCCGCTTCTATCGAGAACGTGGGTCTCCCACGCGATAAAGTTCGTAGGATGCAGATGACATACATGAATGGGCTTTAATGCCTTATCGTAACGAACGGCATAGCCTGAGCATCCTACGTTGAAAGTATGGTTGATAACGGTCGTTCTGTCCTTAAACTGATTCTGCTTGAGGATCTTATTGAGCGTCGGCTCTTCCCGGCTCTCATTGTTCTCCCTGAGCGATTTTACCACCTCATCCACCATGTCCGCGGACGACCTCTTCCAAAAGACGCTTCCCCCATTCAGTTTCTTGTTGGAATAGCAAGCGATGCCCACATCCTTGAACTTAGGAGGATAGAACCACACGTTCTGCCAGGCATCCAGGTCGTGAGCCCATATGATGTCATCATGGTCCTTCAAGGCATGTTGAACGGCGAACATCTTGCTTCCTGTCAAACAGAAGTCATTGAGATCAGTCTTGATCGATTTAACACCCAAATAATCTATATCCACGTTTGAAAACAAGAGAATGTCCTTAGGCCTCCATCCGAGATCAATGGAGTTCTCTATCTGAACCTTAGCCAATAACTCTAAGGATTCAACCGTAAAGCGACTCGTAGGACGATGATTCAGCACCATCAGGTTCTTCATAGATTTGCAACGTATCTTTTATAATAGAGGTTAAGGAATGAAAGAGCAGCATTCCGTTCTTGTGTGAAACGCCAGTCCTTATCCTTATAGTTGTTCGTCGGATGACGGGAATGCCCGTCAGCAAGCGTAAAGTAATCTCCACCGTATTTGACGATCTTAAAACCAAGGGCTGACGCCCGGAATAACAAGTCCCGGTCCTCATGCCCATAATCCTCAAGATCTTCATCATAGCCTCCGAGATCCAGGAAGTCGCTCTTGAACATCGCTATCCGGCCCCTGTTCTTCTGTTCGCTCTTCACAAAGATGTGTTTCGGCCCCAAGGTATTAGCGAGTTCATTCAGCTTATGAGCAAAACCCTTGTTGATAAAATGGTCCGCGTCCACGCTGGCAACGATATCTCCTTGAGCATAACCAAAACAGATATTCCGAGACTTAGCCATGCTATAATACTGAACGTTATTGGTCTTGTAATAATTGACATTTTTAGGAAGATCCAAAGACCAATCATCGATCGCATCCCGGCTTCCGTAATTCAAGAGCACCCACTCCAATTCTGGATAATCCTTGTTATCCTTGATGTTCTTGAGATACGTTTGTTTCAGATCATCCAGCCTGTCCATACAAGTCGTCACGATAGAGATCTTGTAAAACTTCTTCGGCTTTTTGTATTCAGGCGGAGAAATATAGTTCAGATGGCAGTATTTATTCCACACTTCATCTGAGATAATCTTCCTCAATGGTCTTTTCATTAGTTCCTGTATACGAGTTCGTTCTTAACATCGTAATTCATCCTCGGATAGAACTGAGGATGTATGAATCTTAGAATATCCTGATCCGGAGCTCTATGTGGAAAATCCGGAAGAATCTTGCACAATCTATAGTCCCTTTCTCCCCTACCGGCAATTTCATATTCGGGTATCGTTATACTATCAGGATGTATGTATCGGCATACTTCTTTAAGGACTTCTAAAGTGAAATCCCATCTTCCGATATAAACACCGGAGTTCAGATACCTATAACAATCCATTTTGACAACAGTATCTAAAGCCCACTTTCTCTTATCCAGCATGCACATCCATCCACACTTGGATAACGTCGAACCAAAGAACAGATCACATTTTTGATTTTCGAATATCTCTATGATCCTTTTTGGATCATCGACAATGATGACATCTAAAGCATCACAGAACAGAATATAAGGGGTGCGCGCGCACGTTGTTTCCATGAATTTGACCATCTGTTCTATTTTATAAACATATTTAAAGGGAACCCTCTCTTCTTTCAAAACGACATATTCCAAACCCAAGAATTGCAAATTCTGCTCCAGAAGAGGAAGCTCCTTGTAATTATGACAGGTCACTATGGTCATATCTTTCGGAGTCTTGAACTTCCCTTTCAAAGAACCGTCTTTTTTTATCTCATCGAATAAAGGATCAGAATGTTTCATCCTGTGAATAATAGGTTGATGACCTATACGTTTCTTACCCCATTTATCATCACCGCTCATACGACTTTCCACCAAGTCATATCTCTGCTGAGTTTTATATTAGGCCAAGGCCCAAATATCTCATCCACAGCTTTTGTAACGCCCATATGATATGTATTCGTGGTTCCGTAATCGTGCCCGCCTAAAAAACCTCCTTTACGAACCTTCGGCAACCAAGCTTTGATCTCATCCAACGTATCCTGATAAAAATGAGAAGTATCTATATAAATGAAGTCAAAATATCCATCTGGAAAGAAAGATACGGCTTCAAGATTTGGCATCCTTAGAACCTTAAGGGATGGAAATGAAATCATTGTTTTACATAAAGTCTTGTACATTTCATCCCATACGATCTGCTCCCTATGCCTAAACCTCCATCCCCATTCCTTTTCTTCGACTTTTCTCCAAGGATCAACAGCCCAATATTCCTTGATACCCGGACAATTACGCAAAAGATGAAAAGTGGTACTTCCCTCATAGACACCAAGTTCTGCAAACTTGGTGAATTTATATTTGTTGATCAACTTTTGAAGAACATCTTTATGTTTTTTCATTAATCCTCGCAGGAAGTACCCATCGGTTGTAACATTTATCGTTCTTTAAATTACCGTTCTCATCAGGATAAGGATCTATAAAAGTTTCTTTTTCAATATTCGTCGTCTCCGTCTTCCTCATAGCACAATAAACAGTTTGCCGGTCAAGAAGACCATAACAATCACTTGATTTCTGTATTTCGATAAGTTGGATCTTACTTCTGGTGACAAAAGTTTCGAACCAAGTGAAGTCATAATTCCATCTGGCATGACCTTCCCAATATCCATGATAAGGAAGAATGTTGATGGAAATACCTCCTACCTTCAGGAAATTGAATATATTGTTGAATAATTCAAATTGGTTATCTATGTGTTCTCCTGTCCCACCATCTATAACAAGATCAAAAGCTCCTTGAAGACTAGGATCAAGAATAGGGCGTCCGAGATCATAATGAAGAACAGAAGTTCCTCCCAAGGGGTTTATATCAATGACAACGACTTCAGATCCGCCATTCTCAAGATAATTTTGAAAACGCCCAAAACTGCGTTTTCCGTTCTTGCGCATATAGTCGCGGCTCTCCCTCTTGGTATTCAGATTTCCGATAGTGCATACCTTGAGACCTTTAAGTTTTATATTATTCAGATCAAGAATCTCTTCTAAGAATCTCAAGGCTTTTACACGGATACTCATAAGATCTCCACATACCAAACCATATCTCGACCTTCTTTGATATCTTCTTTCTTGAATATTTCGTCAACGGCCTTTTTGACGCCCTGATGTTCAGGACGTGTCGCCCTATAATCATGCCCTCCGATGATCCCTCCCTGATGAACCATGGGAAGCCAAACTTTGATTTCATCCAATGTTTCCTGATAATGATGAGTCGAATCTATGTAAACAAAGTCAAAATATCCATGATCAAATAATTTGGATGCCTTAATGCCTGGAAGTCTTATGAGTTTCATGGGTTTGTATACCATCATCCTCCTACAAGCCCGCATGTAGACTTCATCCCAGAAATCCTGAGTAAAAGTGTTGTACTTCCCGAAATCGGGCCCGCTCACAACATGCCATTGATCAATGGCGTAATATTCCTCGATAGAAGGACAATGGCTGCAAAGGTGTTTCGATAGCATCCCTTCATAGACACCGACCTCTGCCATTTTCTTTATGGATCTCTCATTGATCAATTTCTCCAGCGTATTAGCATGATTCTTCATAAAAGGTCCTTCACAACATCCAGCCAACATCTAGGATCTAAATTCGCCCGGGCCCAATCCTTGCAGTATAAACCCATCTTGTAACGATATTCCTCTTTACGCTGAAAAAGTTTAATGGCAGCCAGGAAGGAGTCGTAGTCCACGCAATAGAGGCCTGTATCACCATGAACAATTCTGTCTTTGGTGCCATCGCGTGGTTCTGACAAAACTGGCAACCCAGCCGCCAAAGCTTCAGCAACGACCCTGGGATATTGGTCGCGCCACATATTTGAAGTCCGGTAAAGATAAAGATGCCCGCTCGAGAGGAACTTGTCCACAGGCATAGAATCCCAATCATGGAAGACCATACGGGGTTCTTTTTCAAACTCTTTATAAAGTTCCTTATGAGCCTCCATAAATTCGAACCTGGTGTTATTCGTATCATGAAGCAGCCTAGCATAGAACTTGATATCCAGTTCTTTGCTCAGATTCCTCTGCCACAGGTGGATCTTCTCTCCATTGCCAACGCTGTCCTTGGTGACGTACTTGCGGTAGTCCGGAACACAATGCTTCAGAATGACCAAAGGCTCTTTATCTTCACGTTTCTTGGTGCAGATCTCAAGGAATTTATCAAGTTGGATGGCTCCGAACAAGACGACCTTCCTGACCTTCTCAAATCCAATAGATTGCCGTTCGAACTCCTCTTTCTTCTCATTATTATGAAATACGATCCCGCGCAGTTTTCCAGACTTCGCCAGCCATTCCGCCGTAGGAAGATTACCGTTAGCGAAATTGATATTGATGATGACCCCGGAACTACGGTTCACCAGCTCCTGCGCGGTCTTGACAAAATCCCAGATACAGTCGTTTGCATAAAAGAGGAGAGGCAATCCGTTATCCATATGATCCAGCATGCCGTCCTTAAAAGAATGAGGCATGATACGATAACCATTATTCTTATAATTATCATGAACGGTACTCCAAGGATAGAGCCTCACATCCCATTGTCTGGATAAGATCTCCGAAATAGTGCAAAGAGATTGCTCACCGCCACCAGAAGTATTAAGATTTCCAAGAAGGTTAATAGCGTTAGACAGATCAGACCTGTCATAAATCTTGATGATAGACTCTGTCTTTCTCTCGGCAGGCTTAGGAGATGCCAGGTAGGTGTAGATATTTCCTTCATAATACCTTTCTATAGCCCTGATCACATCCTTCGCCGTGATGATGTCCATGCAAGACTGGACGGTCCTTCCATCATCCGTGAGCGGGTGCTCACATAAACTCTTGTTATGCTCAGGGTCTTTTGTGATTGGGATCGTCCGCGCCTTCCAGCAACCGCCATTATCGCAGCAATTGAAGACTCCGTTCGTATGAAGAATCTGATGGTTACAGTACCAGGTCCAACTGGAAGGTTCTCTCCCGCCTAATATGGCCACACACGGTTTGCGCTCCTGATCGTACTTAGGTGGCACAGCAGCCGAAAGATGAAGCAATGCAGATGGACCTGATACGCAACCATCCGAATGATAAACCAGAGGGATAAGACCCCTGGGATCTTTGAATTTGTCAACAAGGTCGATGACCCCGGTGAGCTTTTCAAGAAGATGATCGCTGCGACCGATCATAACAAACTTGATCTTGCCTTCAAAATAATCGATAACGTCCTGGAACCTCCTCCAATCCCATATCTTCGCGGTGCAATCACGTTTGCCACCGGGAGCAATGACCCAATACTTTTCAAGGCCATAGACCTCCTTGATCATATTGTGATTTCTCTCTTCTTCAGAGAGATGAAGATCCCCGCGCTGGCGCGTAAAGTTCCTGCAGAACTCCCGATATTTCGCTCTCATGGAGATGAAAGGTTCCTTAGCTATTTCTTTGTTCTTCTCCAAATCCCCTAAAGGCGGATCTCCCACAGATCCGTTACCATGGATCGCGCAGAACGTCCCGATGCTCATAGGGAGAGGACAATGAATGTCCGCGACCGCGATCATATCGTACAGGAACATAGAGGTGAAATGGATATTCGAATTGTTGACGTTTCCGATGGCGGGATAACCAACCTTATAATATTCGACCCCCGGATCATCTTTCTTGATGGACCGGTCGATATAAGGATTGTTCTCCCATAAGGCAGGCTGATTGGTGTCCACATTGATGAGGATATCCGGAAACAGCAATTTAAAGTCACGGACGCCCGCGGTGAACATAACGCCATCGCCTAAAGCCCTGTGATGTGAGAATATGATTTTACGTGTCATGAGCTATGGCTGCTGCTTGAATGACTGCTCGTACTGCTACTTGAACTGCTTGCGCTACTTTCGTCTTTGACTCCCAAAAGGAGATATTCATAAGAAGCAACGTTATCCCAAATAAACTTGGGAGCATCCGAACCAAGCCCAGTATCCGGATCTTTAGGATACTTGATGATCCAGTTGCTCCCATCGTATTCCATCTTGAAGATAGTCCAGCCTTTGTCAGCAGTTCGACAACCGCTGGCTGCCTTCCCAAACCATTTGTGCGTACCGTCAGTATTATACGCCTGGCTCGTATTCTTTATCGGCTCGTAATAGAAGGCCATACTTACTCCTTCTTATTCTTCTCATATTCACCGACAAAGAATGCCTTGTCCTTATATGGTGACTGCGTGGACTTGATCTCAAACAGGTCGCACACATTCGCTGGAGAAATATTACCGGCAACGAGATCACAATTGCCTGAACTGAAGAAGTGGTCGCAGTTCAAACATTGCTCCCGCTGCCGGTAATTCACCATAGACTTATCTTTTCTGTTCCCTGGCATGAGTCCTGGTTGCATGGCTTCTCCTTAGATTAAGTAGATCCATACTTGATCCGCTGCGCTGGCTAAGCCTGTGCAATCAGACACATCGATAACAACACCCTCCCTGAACCTTTGGTAAAGTTCCAGTTCAACCGTATCCCCGTTTCCCGTATTGACAAGTTTGGCGATCTGTGTCCCTTTCTTGTTCTTCAAGACGAACACATCACCATCAGCCGCAGAACACATGACGATCTTCCTGATGATCATCGGCATTCCTTTTTCGGCTAATGTGATATCAGTAGTCCAAACTGAGATACGGATGGGATTGTTGTATAGTTCATTAGCATTACTGCCCGAAGACGACGAACTAGCAGAACTATGGCTCGAACTATGACTTGATGAGCTATGGCTAGATGAACTATGACTCGATGAACTAGCACTCGAAGAACTGTGACTGGACGAACTCGACGAACTGTGACTTGAACTATGACTCGAACTGCTGTGGCTCGATGAGCTGTGGCTCGACGAACTATGACTCGAAGAGCTATGGCTCGATGAAGAACTCGATGAGCTACGACTCGATGAGCTAGCACTCGAGGAGCTATGACTCGACGAACTACGGCTTGATGAACTGTGGCTCGAAGAGCTATGACTCGAACTACGACTCGATCGTGAACTACGGCTCGAAGAGCTTGAACTCGACGAACTGTGACTCGAACTATGGCTCGACGAGCTGTGGCTCGATGAACTAGCAGAACTATGACTCGAACTCGAATGGCTCGAAGAACTGTGGCTACTCGAGCTATGACTCGAGCTTGCACTAGACGAACTGTGACTCGACGAACTATGGCTCGACGAGCTGTGACTTGAACTAACAGAACTGTGGCTCGAAGAAGTACTCGACGAACTGTGACTCGACGAGCTAGCAGAACTGTGGCTCGACGAACTGTGACTCGACGAGCTATGGCTTGAACTTGTACTGGACGAACTGTGACTTGACGAACTGTGACTCGACGAACTTGAATGCGATGAACTTGAATGCGAACTACTCGAGTGCGATGAACTGACGCTCGATCGTGAACTTGTACTTGACGAACTATGGCTCGACGAGCTGTGACTGGAACTACTATGACTCGACGAACTGTGACTGGATGAACTGTGACTCGACGAAGCACTCGAGCTCACGCTCGATCGAGAACTGACGCTTGAACTACTTGAACTACTGTGACTGGACGAACTATGGCTTGATGAACTGGCCATGGGTTCCTTTCTATTTGTCTCTTCTCAACTCCTCAACGCTCTCCGGTGCTTCTGGATTGATCAAACGCTGAATGGTACGGTGCCGTTCTATCCTAGCTGCGTTTTCACGTAACCAGTTGAGATGCTTTCTTACCGCTCCAGGACTTTTGGCTGGATGATCCATCTCATAACGAGTGGGCATGCCTTGTTTCAAGGCTTCATCGATTTCTCGACACTCCTTGGCCAATTCATCCTTTCGATTCCCGGTGATCTTAGGAGGTTCATGATTCTCGATGACTGTATCTATCCGTCTTATCTGTTTTTGGATAGCTGCTTGGTCCATCGCAGCAGCCGGGGTTCCAGCGCCAAACTCTCTAGAATCCCTCAGCTGGGTCTCCAGATCTTTCTTCTGTTCATTGAGAACTTCACGCTCTGTGTTGCTAAGAAACTCCACCGGTTTCTTGGTACCTTTACCTCTTGTCATAATAAACTCCTCTTTTAGGGGCGAAGTTTTAGCCACCCTTTAACGTTAACTTAACGCAACTGAACCGACGTTCTCTATGATCGTCCCATCACCCTCCGAATCAAAACAAACAATAATTGCTTCCTTCGGAGCGTCCAATGTGATGATCGTATTCGTTCCATCCCATGTCCCGGAAGTAAGTGTAACCGTATGAGATGTTGTTCCGGCATCGCTTGTATCCTTCACCATAAGAATCTGGTGATTTTTTGAATCAGCGATCGTAGCCGCAATAGCTGTCGAATCGTGATCGAGTTCGAGCATATTGATGCCAGCTTTAACGGCTGCGCTGGCTGTCAATATCTGAACGTTCATCATCACACCGCTGAAGTGCGTAGCTTTTGCATTAGTTACTGTAGTTCTCTGTGCCATGACTACTCCTTCTTAGAAGGGAAAAATTCTCCCCACAAGATTACCACCCCGGGTGGAGCCAGACGCTCCGCGCCCGACCCCACCCGAGTGTACTACCGCTTCTTGCCTCTTTTCTTTGCCTTTTTCTTCGCCACAACTACCTCCTTACGCAACGTCATGGCCATAAATCCACGACCAGCCAGAGAAACCATAGCTGTACCGTGTATAGCATGACCACTTGCTGATGTAGGTGTCGAAGTCCTTATCCTTGTTGAATTCAATCGGGATACGATTGAACCACTTCAGATACAACTTCGCCATGCGACTATCGATCATAAACCAGTTATTGGTGTCTGTCAGATAGTCCCAGACGATGATTTTATACTTCCCTTTTGAGAAGTTCGGATCATTGTCTGCCGTACCCAGCTTACCGTTGGCATTCACGATCTCCCACGCCGTCTCTTCCAGGTTCGGGGGAACCAGGAGCGTATCGAAGTTGGCGATCATCAGGTTGTCGGTCTCATCGGTGAACTGACGGCCTAACAATCTGGTGGCCTCAACCGCGGTCGCGGACAGAGCCGTGGAACCGGAGTTACCCACCGTTGTCGCTGTTCCGACATACGTGTGAGCCGTGGAACAGAGCGCCAGGGTGTCCCCGCCAGCGAAGATCGATGTTCCGAACGCGCTGTTGAAGATCTGAGCACCATGTTTCTCACGTGTCCTTTTGGCAACGAGCGCCAACTGAGCAGGACGCTTGTTGATGATGGAATACTGGTCATCGTCAACGAGCTTACGCTCAATTTTGATACCTTTGCACCATTCCCTATGCGTATAGGAAACCCTATACTGTTGGTCGAAATCGTCATAGGGGATTGTGCCTGTGAACTCTTCAAGGTCGCCCAGCCCACCAATGCCAAGATCGTACTCTGTCGCTTTCGTAGATTTCTCCACGCCGTACAGATTATCCACCTGGCCTTCCGGGAGGGTGTATTCGTCCATGAAGATCTTGCGCAGTCCGGGATCGAGTAGATACCCAAACTGTTCAGACGCAACAACGCCCATAGTGTATTACTCCTTGTTGTTAGGTTTTACAGAGCACCATGACAATAAACATGGTCCAACTGGACAAGATCCGAACCGAACTTCAGGGTATTGTCCTCCAGACCATTGTGAACCTGTGCCCTCAGAGGCTCCATCGGACGATTCTTACCATAAACGTAGTTCTCGATGACGTGATAAGAAACCGTCTGGAGAGCATCGTTCGAGGTAAGGTTCGACAACTTCGTCGCAACACCAGCTGTACCGATGATCCCGAGCAAACGGTGGTTGATGGCCTTGATGTTGATGGCCGAATCACCGGTTGTCGTGGTTGCAGCTGTCAAGAACGTCCAGCTCGATGTGGTGTTCGTCGCCGTGATGTATCTCAACTGCCCTTTATCAGCCGTT